GATACGCTTCCGCCTGTGGAACACCAAAGACAACCGCTGGTGCGGGAGGGTCGCGATATTCGGAAGCTGGATCGCAATATGGAACAGGCAATAGTTTTCCCTAACCCAGCGTTCTACGACGTGGCGAGTACCTTACAGCAGCGACAGCATTTTGCTTACGCGCATCGGTGATATCTGTTTCATGGGTGGCAACGTAAAATTCAACAGTAGCGGGCAGAACAATTACACGAAGGCTCAGGAGAAGCTCCCCGAAGGGTATCGACCCGTCATCGTCAATACGCCCGTGGCCGTTTTCGGTGGTGAAACGACATTCATCTGTTACGGCGAGGCCAATGGCACCGTCACGATGCTTGGCAATCCGAACAGCGCGTATGCGGGATGCACCGGCGTATGGAGGACCGCCGACCCGATGCCCGCCGCATAGATTCGGGACACTGGCTCAGGCGGTTGCACTGTCTTGCAGTGACCCCACGGGTCATAGCGCGTATGAGACGGTCATGCCGAACGCGTTCGTGCCCTGCGTGCCGCCCTGATTGGCGTAGGTCATGGTTCCGTTCGCGTTTACGTTGATGATCTTCTGGTTCGCGCCGTCGCGTCCGCCGTAGGAGAAGTTCAAGTCCATCGGGGGACGCCATCCTTCGGGCAGAGTGCCGAACGTGCCGCTGTTCCAGGAGCCGGAGGCCGACGACTTCCAGTCGATTCGCAACGTCACCATCGGCCCGGACCTATAGCCCTTAACGGTGCCGTAATTGCCACTGATGAGGGTCGTGACATCGGTCTGGGTTAGGGAAAGCTACGCGGTAATCCAACAGCCGGATATACCGACGAATCGGCCGGTATATCCGGTGCCGTGCAACACCATTTTCCCCTCCGGCGTGCCGTAAAGGTAGAAACTGATTGCACCGCTGTTGTCGGTGCCGCGCATGACCGCGCGGGAATCGCCGGACGGTCTGAAACCCTTCGGGATTGTCTCGTTGACGGATGTGTTGCCGACCTGAGTGAAATTGCTTGTCAGCGTGATATACGCGCAGGCGGTGACAATACGGCCGACACGAACCAGAGTGATATACCTGTCGGAATACGGCATCCTGACTTGGCCCGTGACAGGGGTTAGGGAAAACTATTGCCTGTTCCAGATTGCGATCCAGCTTCCGAATATCGCGACCCTCCCGCACCAGCGGTTGTCTTTGGTGTTCCACAGGCGGAAGCGTATCTGGTTTACGTTGCTGGCATCCCAACGTTGTGCGGTGTACTCGCCGGCCTGGCCGAAACCAGTGCCGAACGGCCCAATCGTGTAGGCCGCGTAATCGGCTTTCTTCCCGTTTGGGGATTGGACGTTGATGTAGAATGTGCCGTCATCATTCGTGGTGATGGTATGGCCTCCGCACAGAATATACGGCATTCGGGTTAGGGAATCCCGTTCAGGCTATTAGGGCTCGCTCCCAGAGGCGTTGCGCGTCTCGCAAAGCCGTGATGTCCGGTTTGAGGTAGTACTTCGCGGTGGTTTTGATATCGCTGTGGCCGAGCATTTTCGACACGATGGCGATATCCGCTCCCGCCGCCAGAGTGTTCGTCGCCCATGAGTGGCGCAGGTTGCGTGCGGGCACATGCGGCAGATCATGCCGCTTGCAGTAGGCCTTGTATTGGCGTGCGGCTTGCGGCGGGGTGAGGGTGCCGATGAGTCGGCCCCCCTCGCGTGGCCTGAGCTCGCGCAATCGTTTGACCGCGAAGCGCGGCAACGGGAGCGTGCGGCGGGACAGTTCGGTTTTCGGCGGCACGACGGCCTCATGCCCGGCGACCCATTGCAGGCCGCGCTCCACGTGCAGGACGCCGCGCCGCAGGTCGAGGTCGCCCCATTCGAGCCCGTATCCTTCCTCGGTGCGGAGTCCGCATGAGACGGCACAGATAAGCCACGCCTCAAGCAGATGACCGTAAAAGCCCCGCAACAGCGTGCGCTGCTGGCGGATGGTCAATATTCGCGGCTCGTAATGAGGTTTGGCCGGCAGTTGGATGTCGCGTCTGGTGATGTCCACGTCCAACAGGTTCCAGCGGATAGCCCGCCTGAGTATCGCGCGTAGTACGGCCCATGCCTTGCGTGCCGCGCCCGCGCTGTCGAAACATGCGAGCCACTTGTCCACGAGCTCCACGCTTATTGCGCTCATGTCCATGCCACCGAAAACCGGCATGACATGCAGACGCCAAGCGCTCTCGTAGCCGACCCACGTGCTCTCACGTAGATTCCGCGTGCAGTACGGCCAAAACCGGTTGGTCCAAAACTCTCGTAACAGCATTTTCAACCTCCAAAACCCACACGCCCGTTGGCCTATCCAACGGGGACGAACGTGTGGGTTTTACCCACCGTAAAGGAGCTTTTCCATGTCTTTGCTCACTCACGTCGTCGATTGGCTCGTGCCTTTTATCTGTGGCGGCGTGGCCACGGTTTTGGGCCTGATGTGGCGATGGGGCAAAGCCATGGTCAACGGGCTGCGCGAGCTCCTG